TTTAGAAAGTTTTTTGATTTGTCGTAAGTCGTTACCAGGTAAGGACTTAAGCAGCCAAGAAACTTTTAAATTAGTTAGTGGACACCTAGTTTTTGTGACTGAATTTTAGAAACACGGTTTTTACCGAGTGAAACCGCCCTGATTGGTGTTGCCTGTTTGTTGTGCATTGGTGCTCGCCAGCATGGCTAGATTAGGTTTGGCAATCGTCGTAAGTTGTTACTACCAAAGGACTTACGTTGCGCCGGGGGCGGCCCGCAGGCCGTAACCCCTTACCACCAAAGGACTTATGGCGTTTCACTCAACAGGCTCTCGACGTGTTCCGGCGTATAACAGGCGACCCATTGCCCCTTGGGGTGCGTGAACCAGTGCCAGTTCAATTCCTCTCCAACAAACTGGTGAATCGCTGTCGGATCACCTGAGTTGTAAACGTGGGTCGGAATGTTAAGCCATAACAACGATTCGATGTCTCCGGTATACCTAACGCACTTAAGAAATATTTTCGGGAAGTTACTCATCACAATCCTCCAAATCAATAGCTGGACAATACTTGGCAAATGCCATCTCAAATTTATACTGGGAATCTTCGTCTATGTCAATATAATCTATGATTGTGCCGGTATTCCTTATCTGTTCGGCATAAAGTTTAACACGCTTGGCCCGCTCGGCCTTCTTTCGCTCGTGTTCTGACATCCCAAGAGATTTTCCCTTGCCTTCATTCCAACAACGATACGTTTGACGGATCAATTCAATATGTTTACTCATCAAGCAAAACCTCCATAGTACCCAAACCAATAGCAACAACTAACATGATCGAGATTATAGCAATTCCAATATCCACTGTCAACTCCCGTAATAGATGCCCAACCAAACAAACAACAAGATAATAAAAAGTTCCATCAGCCGACCACCTTCTGACGGTCGAACTGAAACTTTTCACGACCAGAACCAAGCAGGTCAAAGATCGCGGTGTCATCCAAAGGACCACCACAAACACCATTGTCCCAATGGATTCTGCCATTCTTGACAGTATACCACTTGGACCAGCTATCGCAACTATGCTCTTTGTTCAGCATGTCGCAAACTTGTTGTAACAAAACATTGTTCATTTCTTAACCTCCATTGGCTCGGAACAATTGTAACAAGTGCCATCTTCGTTTGGCACTACTTCAAAACCGCATTGTTTGCACTCAACAAACTCTTTGCGGGGCTTGAGAACTTCCCCATACTTGTTTCGCCATCGTATGGTGGACAACTTCGGCAGTCTGTAGTTTTCAAAATCAACCATTTTCTTTCCTTTCTTGTTACACTAAATTATAGCATAACCCTTTGACACGTTAGGTCACACATTCCGAAATAATGTAAATTATTAAGGAAATAATCACTGCCAATTCTACTGCTGATGGCTTAACCATTTAATTCTCTCCTTGCAATCTTAACCATCGCGGACCATCGCCCACGGGATACGTTAGTTGGTCGAACCAATCGACCATAGACAATCATGTTCATCACTCGTTTAATGTTCATATACATATTATCGCATAGGTGAGGGACACGTTAGGTCAATGCGCCGGTTAAAATAAAAAAATTTCAGGAATAGTTATAAACCCTTACCAGCAAACGACTTACGTCGCGGCGGGCGCGCCCCGCAGGGCGTAAACCCTTACGGGGCAAGGACTTACGTCAACAGTCGGGATCGAAGTCGTGCCACTCCTGCATCTCGTCAGGCTGACCATCCCACTCGTCCCACATGTCGAACTCAGCACAATCGTCACACGTAGGCATGACCAGATCATTCTCAACACCACGCTCAATAGAGCATTCGCAAATATGGCAAAACAACATAATTAAAATTCTCCCATCTGAACTCGGTAATCATCTTCGCCCTGCTGTAGATCGTCAACACGATCTTGCCAAGCGTTACGCTGCTGCTGGTCGAACCAAGCCTCAAGCTCGGCTCGCTCTTCAGCGGTGAGGGTGTCAAGGGTAGTTTCATGCGAAACGATTTGAGAATCAAAAGACATCAGCAAACTCCAAAACAAAAAAACAAACTTGATTGTTATGCCCTTAGCATATATAACTTATCGTCACTTGTAAACCCCCATCTATATCTTTTTTGCAAAAATAATGGAAATAGTTGTAAACCCTTATGCCGTAACGACTTACGTCGCGGCGGCGGGGGCGCCCTCGCCCTAACCCCTTTGGCGCTCAGGACTTAAGTTAATTCTTCTATTTTGTCGATGACCGCATTGATCTCGATCCAGTCACCACGGACCACATCGTTTGTGATTGGGGTGTGATAACAGATGCTGCCATCTTTCAAAACAGCAACCTCGTAAGTACCATCGCCCAACGATACAACCGACCAACCATAGCCGTTGCCGCCATCTTCTACCTTCTCGATTTGCATAGGGTATAAGCTCATTATACGAACCTCCAATTTACTTCTTTAACTTCGCAGCGTTTCCAAACGCCACAAACAACGTCATCGACAAAACAAGGAATGCCACTGTCAGGCGTTCCCAACCGATCAACGATCTTGGTGTAGGTTGGGCCATCGTAGGTTTGAACGATAATTTTGATCATCTGGTTTCGTTGTTGTTTAATCATCTTGTTTCCTTTCATATTACTATTATCGCATACCCATGCGACACGTTAGGTCACTTTGCCAAACTTTTTGCCAATTTTCGCAAAGTATTCAGCTTGGTCAAGTTTGTGCCGTTCTTGCAACACAAACGGAAAGTAGCAACGCCGGGGACAGTGATAGTCCAAACCTGATTAATGAAAGTGCTTTTAACCATAATCTCAAAACTCCAAAACAACTAACTTCTTAACTATAACTATTATCGTCTATGGGCGTGACACGTTAGGTCATTCTCGATAATAAATTTTAATTTTCCCTCAAATCTTTTTTTCTTCTTTTACTTAATTATATACATCGAGTCAAGGGCAAAATCGTAAGTCTATACCACGCAAGGGTTTACGTCTAAGGTGGACACTTGGTTTTCGGGAATCTTATCTAGCTTATCAGATTAATCGTCGTAAGTCTATACCACCACAGTACTTACGACAAGTCGGCCCTAGTATGCACGTCGTAAGTCTTTGCGCAGTCTATACTTATGGCATAGGGTAGTTTTTTGTTCACTTTGACTCAAGTACTGGCTGACTGAAAATCGTGGGGTGGTTCAAACACAATTAAAATTTTCTACAGAATATGTCTTACCTGATCGTATCGGACTGTGCATAAGAAGCCCCTAAATGTTTGAAATCGTGTGCATATGCGCCTTTTGGTGTATATAGTTATATAGATTCATAATATTCAAGAGGTACGACATGTCACGAAAAATCAAAAAGAAAACGGTAGAAGCTCAACTCCATATGCGCGGAAATGCTGAAATAGAAAAATGGGCAGAGGCCGCCCTTGATATTCCAGACCCCGAAGACGCCAAAGAGCTAGAGCAAATCCCCCTATCAAGCGAATATATGACCCTAGAAGAGCTTAAAGAGAAAAAAGAAGAGATGCAAGAGGATCGTAGATGAGGATACCTTCTAATCTGACAGAACAGGAAGTAGTCAGTACTATAACCAAAGTTTGTAAGAAGCTGGCCCCTAAATATGTTTTTGCTTCTTATGAGGTTGAGGATATAGAACAAGAAGCTTTTATGATGGGTGTAGAGGGCTTGGATAGGTACGACACCAACAAGCCCCTAGAAAACTTTATGTACACCCACATCAACAATCGGTTGAAGAATTTCAAACGGGATAATTATTACAGATTTGATTACGGTAATGCCCAAAAGATTCAGGACCGAAAAAAAAGCATACTTGAGCCCGTAGACATTACGGCCCTGTATTGTGTTTGTACCGATGACGAAACGGTGGAGAACGCCCATTTATCTGAGATGCTGGACCTTATAGACAAAATGCTTCCGGCAGATCTTCGCAGCGACTATTTAAAAATGCGCACTAATTCTCCTCTGCCCAAAGGCCGTAAGGCCATAATCATACAAGCCATTGAGGATATTATCAGTGGAGACTTTGAAGAGGATTAACCATGTGTGGTATTTTTGGATCTATCAATACAAATTCACTCAAAGACACCCACAAGGGGCTGTCGCGGCTAGAGTACAGGGGCTACGACAGTTTTGGTTATGCTGCCAAGCGGGGCGATGATGTTGAGGTTGCAAAGGGGCTTGGTTCTGTAGATCGGGCGGCGTTTGAAAAAGAAGATGCGGATTTGTGCATCGGTCATGTTAGATGGGCCACCAACGGTGAGGTTACGATAAAAAATGCCCATCCCCAAAAGTTTGAGAATTTTTATGTGGTTCACAATGGTGTTGTGGAAAATGCTCCGTTACACATACTCGACACCAAATGGATAGCGAATTTGCTGTGGCTTTATCAGGGCAATCCAAAGCGGGTTTATGATCACATTGCGGGCGACAATGCCTTTGTTTTTTTGAATAGTGAAACGGGCGAAGTTTGGTGTGTGGCAAAAGGCAACAAAAGGTTATTCATGACCGAGAACGGTTACGTTAGCAGCGACATTCTTGCTCTTGCGGGTTTTAGTGACAAAGCCAGCAAGCTAGAGAATGGTTTTGCTTTATTGGGCGATGTCTTACCCAACCAAACGTCTTTGGTTCCGAACAATGTGCGCGAACACGGCCCCAACAGAATGTTTACCGAGATTTGGGAGCAGGCCGAGCTAGATGGAGGGCAACGACACAATTTTGACTGTGACATCATGGATATTATTGCCACGGGCAGTAGTTTGTATGCGGCCATGTTTGGGGGCTACTTTTTAGAAGAGCAGGGCATCTCAACACGATGTATTCACGCCAGCCAAGCTAATCATTATAATTTACATCAAAATGTTTTGGCGATTAGTCAAAGTGGGGAAACCAAGGATATTATTGGGGCGGTTCCTGATGATTTTGTATGTATGACCAATACTCCCGATTCTATGTTGTATGATATGGCATACAAAAAAATATTGCTTGAAGCTGGTCCAGAATATGCTGTCGCAGCTACTAAAACCTTTACGGCCTCGTGTATGAAGTTGTGTGGGATTGTTGAGCCAATGACCAAGCAAATCAACAATCTAATGAAGCGGGCAAGTGCTATAAAGGGTATAGCAAAAAGAATTATGGGCTATGATCACTTTTTGTTTTTGGGCGACCGACAAAACTATCCAATAGCTCTTGAGGGGGCTTTGAAGTTCAAGGAGGTGGCTTATGTTCATGCGGAGGGTATGCCAGCCTCGGAAATGAAACATGGGCCAATTGCGCTAGTGGATTACAAAGTTCCGAGTCTTTTTGTTGTTACAGAGAACTTTCGGCTTGAGACTATATCTAATATAAAAGAAATTAGGTCAAGAAAGGGATTTGTGGTGATAATTACTCATGATGCGATACGCGACAAGCTAGAGGGCTTGGGCGATATTATTTTCTCGTGTAAAGATACGGGCGAGAAATATTCTCAGTCTTTAGTTTGTAATGTTGTGTTACAATTACTGGCTTATTACATAGCTGTAGAGCGGGGCATCAACCCCGACAAACCAAAAAACTTGGCCAAATGTGTGACGGTGTAAAATGTTGTATAATGGATATGTGACTCGTTTTTTTGATGGCGCACCTAGCGCAAGAGAGGATAAATTAATTTTTTTACATATTCCTAAAACTGGTGGAACCAGTATCGAGCATTGTCTAAGTAAACAAATTAGCAAAGGCTCTGGAAGACATTATAACATAAAAGAAACAGAAGATATGATTGGCGCCCAAAACATTAATGAATATACAATATTTACCGTGATTAGAAATCCTTTAGATAGAATAATTAGTACATGGAGATGGTGGGCATTTCATAAAGATGGTTATATAACAAAACCATATTTGGATCACAAGAAAATAGCTTGTACGAGTTTCAGAGACTATGTGTTTATAATTAAAGATTATTTTGATGGAAATACTGATGTAAAAGATGGCAGAATTTTTACTGATTCAAAAGCTCCGCTTTGGGTTAGTCACGTCGAAAGACTTAATTGGTGGCTAACTAAAAAAGATGGAAGCTTGGTCAAATGCGATTTTTTGAGGTTTGAAGACCTAAATAGGCAATGGGCAAAGTTTAGAAAAAAACTTGACTTAAAGGGCAAATTAGATCATAAAAATGGGAGCGAAACCATCCCTTTTACAAAATCCAGAGACATGCTATACGATGAAGAAACTTACAAAATAGTTTCAGAAATATACAAAGATGAGATGAGGCAATTTAATTATGAAAAAGGGTAGATTCTCAACGGAAGACATGCAATTTATCGAGGCGAACGCCGAGGTTCTTTCTCCAGAAGAAATAGCTAGTCAATTAGATCGTGATCCAGAATCGATACGTGATTGGATCAAGAAAAATGTGGGCTTTTCTCCGAAACAAAAGAAAGAGGCTGCTGTTGCGAACGAGTTGAAATCGAAGCCTTACTATAGGGAGCTATCAAATCAGTTTTCTCCAGAAGAGTTGGAAATGTTCGAATTTCATTTCAAGAAAATGTGGAGTCAGTTTAAGGACGATGTATTCCACACGGAAGAAATGCAGATAATCGATACGATCAAGCTAGAAATACTCATGAACAGAATACTCAAAAGCCAGCGCGAGAATCAAGATGAGATTTCAATAGCTGAAACTTTGGTGAGAGAAGAGAAAGGCAGAGACAAAGACCAGCGCGATATGGATCTGATAGTCAATCTGGAGCGTCAGGTAGCTGTTTTAAGAGCTTCTACTGAAACCCTATCCAAAGACTATAAAGATCTTCAAGCGCGCAAGGCGACGATGCTGAAGGATCTCAAGGGCACCAGAGAGCAGCGAGTCAAAGCAATCGAGGATTCTAAGCTCACATTCGCTTCGCTTGTCAAGAAGATCGCAACCGATCCTCAATTTAGGAATAGGATCGGAATAGATATGGAAAAAATGAGACTAGCGATGGAAAACGAGAAAGAACGTTTGTCAGAGTACGCACAATATGACGATGGCCAAGTAACCAAGCCGCCAAACTATCTAACAATCAAGGATAATAGCAAATGAAAGCATTAATATTCGGAATAACAGGACAGGACGGAAGCTACTTAGCAGAGCTTCTACTCAAAAGAGCTTACAAAATAGTTGGTGTGACTCGCCGTGTCAGTGTTGATACAACCAAAAGAATTTCTCATATGCTGCCCAAAATTGAGATTGTTGAGGGAGACATAACAGATGCTTTTAATGTAAATAAAATTATTGAAGAGCATGAGCCAGATGAGATTTATAACCTTGCTGCTCAATCTCACGTTGGAACTTCGTTTAGCCAACCATCATTGACTTGGGATGTTACGGCTTCTGGTGTGCTTAATATTCTTGAGGCGATTAGATATAGCTCACGAAAAGATGATATAAAGTTTTATCAAGCTAGCAGCAGTGAGATGTTTGGCAAAAATTATACCGAAGTAGTTGAGCCTATATTTGGAAAAACTTGTAGTAAATATCAGGACGAAAACACAGCGTTTATGCCTCAGAGTCCATACGCAATAGCAAAGTTGTCAGCGCACCATTTGGTTCGAAATTACAGAGATGCTTATGGTCTTTTTGCTTGTAGTGGTATTTTGTTTAATCATGAAAGCGAAAGGCGTGGAGAAAATTTCGTAACACGAAAAATTACTAAATGGATTGGCGAGTTTGCAGCATGGATGTCTTATCACAATGTTAGCCCAAAAGTTTTAGTTGATATTGATGAGCACGAGGTATACATCCCCGGAAGAACTCATGTGGATCAAGATTTTCAGTTTCCAAAATTAAGACTGGGAAATTTGGATGCCAGAAGAGATTGGGGCCATGCGAAAGACTATGTAGAAGCGATGTGGTTGATGTTAAAACAAGATGTCCCAGACGACTATGTTGTGGCTACCGGAGAAACACACAGCGTAAGAGATTTTCTAAATTGCGCTTTTAAGGCTATAGACATAGACAATTGGGAAAGCTATGTGGTTATAGATCCAGAATTTTACAGGGCTACTGAGGTAGACTATCTACTGGGCCTTCCACAAAAAGCAAAAACATTGTTGGGATGGAGTCCTAAGATTAGTTTCAAAGAATTAGCAGAAAATATGGTAAAACACGATGTCAAAGAAGCGAAATTACGACGACCCCGCCTACAAGAAATTTAGAAGCGATGTTTTAAAAAGAGATAAATTTAGATGTAGAATGTGTGAAAAAAAGGGTAAAAGAGTGAGGCTAAATGTTCATCACATTATGAAATGGTCTTCGGCCTCATCATTAAGATATGATATTGATAACGGAATAACTTTATGCAGTGCGTGATGCCATGAGTCAATTCATGGACAAGAACATTTATATGAATCTTTATTCATGGAGATAATAAGAAAAAATGGCTAAATCATTGGCGTATACCGTAATTAAAGACACCAGAGAACAGGATGGGTGGTCGTTTTCAGAGTACGATAAATGTAGCGGTATGCAAATAGAAACCCTACACACGGGCGACTATACTATGAAAGGATTTGAAGATATTGTTTGCATCGAAAGAAAAGCGTGCGCATCTGAAATAGCCATGAATCTAGGCAGAAAAAAAGTACCATTTCAGGCGGAAATGGAGCGAATGAAAGATTATAATTTTTCTTTCATAATTTGTGAATTTGACATGGATGATGTTTTAAGATATCCTGAAAATTCTAGGGTTCCCAAAAGCGCTAGATCAAAAGTCAGGGTTACTGGAAAATATTTATTAAAATGCCTATTAGAATTTCAAATTTGGTATGATACCAAGATAATATTCTGTGGTAATAAAAACAATGCTTTTCTAGTGTGTAACAGTCTGTTTAAGCGGTTAAATGAATTATTTCACAAAGAGGACAAGGACCATGAATAAAAGAAGTACTTTTTCTTCTATGGCCGAAGAGGCCCATGCCCATAGTCTTATTATCGATAAGCGCGAGATATTTCTTCATGGCAGCTATTCTCCAGATGATGGAGATCCGGGTGTGGATTGGCGCATGGCAAACACTTTGGTTAAAAATCTTAGGATTCTAGAAAACATATCGTCAGATGATATATTTATTCATCAGATGAGTATAGGCGGCGACGAAGAAGCTGGATATATGATGTACGACGCTATAAAAAATAGCAAGTGCCACATCACCATATACACCCATGGAGTTGCAGCATCTATGGGTTCTATTGTGCCTCAAGCCGCAGACCATAGAATCACAATGCCAAATTGTTGCTGGCTTATCCATAGGGGTACGGCAGGTATCGGACCACATCTTACAAGAAAGCAAGCAAAATCTTGGTCTGCTTGGGAAGACTTCTGTGATAAAAGAATGATAGATATATATGCGGAAAAATGCAAAGAGTCACCACACTACAAAAACAAAAAAGAATCCCAAGTTCGATCTGATATAAAAAGAAAGCTCGACACAAAAGGTGATTGGTTCTTAACCCCAGATGAGGCAGTTGAATACGGATTCGCTGACATGGTAAATAGTTAATGATATCAAATGCTCAGAAGTTGCAAGATGCTTGGCTAAATATAGAGGTTGATGAATCCTCTTTGTTTAACCCAATGGAATTTGTGTTAGAGGGCGCCACTAGAGATGAGCTTCTTGAAAGAATAGCTTGGCTCATGATGCGTCCAGAATATTTCTCATTCGCTTGTAAATATATTCTTAATATTGAGCTTTCCCCTTTTCAGGCTCTTCTGCTACACGAAATGTGGAATAGAAAGTTTCCCATGCTTATAGGAAGTCGTGGTATGGGTAAATCATTTATGCTTTCTGTTTATCCTCTGCTAAGGGCACTATTCATGCCAAGACGTAAGATTATTGTCGTCGGCGCCGCCTTTAGGCAGTCAAAAGTTTTGTTTGAGTATATGGATACAATTTGGAAGAATGCGCCAATCTTGAGGGATCTGTGCGGCACAAATAGCGGTCCACGGCGTGATGTGGATAGATGTGTCATGCATATAAATCAAAGCACGATCACATGTCTACCTCTTGGTGATGGCTCGAAGATTAGGGGTCAGCGCGCTAACGATATTATTGCTGACGAAT